ATAAAACTGGGACAAATCTGGGACAAACACAAAAAAACAGCCCCCAGCCTGTTAAGGCCGAGGGCTTTTTTTTGAGTCTATGCTTACGTTTCAGCTTGGCATCCCGTAGGGGATTCGAACCCCTGTTGCCGCCGTGAAAGGGCGGATTTAACTGGTATTTAGAGGGTAAAATTAGCTCAATATGGGCTATTTTGGGCTATGATAATAGGCCTTAGTAGCCAGAAACCTGGGACAAACTGGGACAGATTTAAGCCTTGGCTTAGCGCCTCCTAGCTGTCTTTGCAGATTGCCTAAATGCCGCCGCCGTTGGGGCGCCTTTACTGCCTACTTTACGCATCCGTTCTGGTGTCTTACCAGCGGCTTTTTGTGCCTTTATGCGTGCGCGTTTTTTAGCAATGTTGCGATATAATCCAGGGCGTTTCATGGCTACACCCTCCGCAAACTACGGCCACCCATGCGGCCACCCATTTTTTTCTTACCAGCAACCTTTATTGGCTTTTTCTTTTTTGGACGGCCAACCTTTAACCCATAAGTTCCTTTACCCATTGGCATAACAATATCTCCTATGATCGCCTAGATTTTGCGCCGCTACATTTCCAGCGTGCGCGGGATAGCCTCAATGGGCTATTTGGATTCTTTGCAGCTTTCGGGTTCTTCTTCATCTGCCCTGCGCTTCTGGCGCAATAGCTATCACCCTTACTTGTGCCGGGGCGCACTCTGGCACCGCCGCCTTTAGCTTTGCCAGCTTGACCATAACTGACCCGCTTGCCGCTGGCTGTAATCTTGACCTTGGCTTTGCCCTTGGCTGGCTTTGCTCTAGCCATCTTTAAGCAGACCCTGCCGATAGCCTTTGGCCTTACTGTAGGTCAATGTCTCGCGCCTGCCCTCATCAGCATATGAGCAATGCACCCAGCCGCTGTTTGGCTCACCGTTGTAACATTCCAAGATAAGTTGATCGAATGGCAGATTAGCCTCTATCCACTTACATAATTCATAGTTGTCATGCCCGGCGACCTCAAAGTCAGCCGCCGATGCGCCATTGTTAGCTGTGTGCTGTGATGTAATTTTTGAGCCAATAGCAACACAAAGTTCTGGTGAACGGAATCCTGACGATACAATAAACGATCCAAACTCATCACGGATGGGCTGCAAGATATAGGCACATAACTTTTCTAAGGCCTCTATCTGGTCAGTGTCTGGCAGATTTAATAAGCCTTTACGCTCGGCAGTCTGGCTTTTACACAATTCTGAAAGTGTGAAGTTTTGTGAAAGTCTCATTTCTTTTCCTTCACTTTGCCAACCACGCCCTCAAGCATACCGCCGCCAAAATAAAATGCCAAAATAGTCAGCATTGCCTCGCCAACATAAAAATCGTCAATTACTTGTTTGATTTCAGGAATGTTGGCCTGACCCATTAAGGTCATCACAAGCACAATAAAAAACGATATAAGAAACGTGCCAGTGAACATTAATGCCAAATAACGCTGCGCTACTTTGAACGGCGCATAGGCTTTCATAGTGTCAATTTTAGCCTGAGCTTTTACGCGCTCCATTTCTTCATCAGAACTGTGGACATCATCAATTAAGTCCATGCCTTTTTTGATAACATCGCCGTTGCCCAATATGGACGCAAGAACTCCAAGCATTTTATTTCCTCGCCATCCAGGCCGTGGTGGTCATGTACCCACCAACTATGCCTGCGCCAGATATGTAAAAAAGGTTGCTAATGTCAGCCAATGCCTCAACGCGCTCAATAGGCACAAAGAACATGGCCAGTGTAAAAGCGCCCATAGCAACCAGGGTAAACCTAGCCATTCGTAGCTGTGCTAGGTTCTTACGCAGTTCTGTCTCAATTTTCTTGATTTCTTTGGAGTGCTGTACTTCAGCGTCTGTCACAACGCCATCACCATCCAAATCCCAATTGCTGAATTTGGAATCTTTTTGAAACTTTTTCTGGGCCACGCTTAATTGATTTCTAACAATCTTTGTGAATATGGTATTTTTGCCCTTGGCTGAACTAGCTCAATTTCTGGCAGCATACCCTCACTAGGGCGGTTAAATGCTGATACCGCACTCTCAAACCCCGACTTTGTAAGTAGCCCGGTCAAGGCTGTAATCCCACTTCTTGAGCGTGGGCTTAGTTTTGAAATTTCTTTCATGGCTTCTTTGCCAGTTTTTGTTGTAAGTATTTCAGCCAAACGAGCAGCATATTTATCAGTTTGAATTGCTTTCATGTATCCAGCAATTCTTGATGGGGTGTTCCATACTTCCAGACTTTCAATCAAAGGCGCTGTAAGACCAGTTGATTCACGGCTAATTTCTTTTTGTGCTTGTTGTGCAAATGCCGTAAAGCTTTCTTTACCCATCGCTCTGCCAGTAGCACTTAGCGTATCCATTAACCAAAAAAAGTTTTTGGTATTTTCGCCATCACCTAATGCCTCTTTAAATATTTTGGCTTTAGTGGCATCACCAGCAATCTTTTTGCGAAACGCACCACCAAGGTTTACAGTTGCACCAGTAGTGCTAGACGGCACACTTTCAAGCGTTTCTTGCAACCAAGAGCGCACAATGCCATTCCACTCTGCTTCACTTCCAGCATCAAAAAATGCTTTTCTTGCTGATTTTACTGTTTCCGCTGAACTGAAACGCGGATTAAACATAATGTTAGTTATACTTGATTCTTTGCGCCCTTTAAGTCTAGCGGCTTCGCCAATAATACTTTGCTCAAGTTCAGTTATCGCTGGGCGGTCAGTTGCATATATTGCTCTTGCCTGCTTGTAATCAGGACTTGCATCTTCAAGTACATCAATAAGTCTTTTATGAACATCACCAAGTTGTTTTGCTGCCGCGCCTTGCGTATCTTTTTTAAGACCATTGATACGGTCAAATAAAGCCTTTTGCGCTGCGTCTAAACCAATTAAGGAATCATCTGGAACCGATACATTTCTGCCTTTGCGTTTAACTGTAATTTGCAAATCTTTAATGGTTTGCTCAACGGCCCCGCGTGCGCTCCCCTTTGTCCTTGGCAACGATGATTTTAATTCTTTTATTAAATCAGTTACATTTACTCCAATGACTTCCTCTGCCTTTTGATAAAGAGGCCGTGCTTTGTTTTGTAAAATTAATTTTTCCCTTGAGATAATACCTTCAGACGCTTTAACGCCTTGCGCTCTAGCTTGTGAGCCACTTGATAAAGGGCTTACGCTTTCAAATGCACGGTACAAAGCATTTCTAACTTTTTCGTTCCTTACATTATAAAAGTTGTCTAATAGTTCAGACGCTTGTGGGTATGACATAAGCGTTTTTTGCCGTGCAACTAAAGATGGTAAGCCTGTTTGCTCTGCCATTGTTGTTGGTACGTTGAATCTTTCTGAGCCACCAGCCACGCGCTCACCCATTTGTTGCCGTGTCATCTGTCCCATAGTTGGGTCTGTGGCAGCGTTAAACGGCGCTGGCCTTGCTAGTTGGCCAGCGTCTGTGGCAAATCTGCGTGTATTTAAAGCACTGGTTGTCAAATTGCCAACACCTTGCCCTATTGCGCCGACAGTGCCTTCTAAAGCCATCATTGGAATACTAAAACCTTCATTAGCCCCATATGCTTCTGCACGTTGTTGACGCAACGCTTCGCCACTTGCTGATAAAGCCGCTGCTGCTGGCACACCGATACCCGTGCTGCTTATTGCTGCTGCTGGTAATGCGGGAAGAACATTAGTTGCAGGGCCGACAGAACTTGCAACGGTTTCGCCTGTCTGTCTCAAAAAATCGCCACGATCAAAAGATAATGGCGGGTTTTCATAGTAATATCCACCATCGTCACCTACATAAAACAGCCTGCCATCATCATCATATCCATACCTTTTGACAGCTTCACTTAATGGCAAATCTGGAAACCGATTTTTAGCATAAATATTTCGCTGCCCTTGAATTGTGCGCGGGAAAGATGCCTGCCTGATAGTGTCAATGTCTGCTGGTTGACTGGATAACGCTTGCGCCCCTGGGCTTGTTCCTCTAGCCAAAAGCGGGTCTTGGTTAGTAGCCACCATTCTGGCATCCTCACCGCCTAATAATTTTTCAGAATATTTGCCCATTAGAACGTAATCCCAAATTCTTTTTGAAGCTCAAGTAAAACCATATTTTCTAGTTCTGACTGTTCTATATCAGGATTGTTTTGCAAAATACTTTGCTCTAATTCTTCACCAACCTCGTCAATTTTGCGGTCTATGTTGCTTAATGAAAGTATTTTCTCAGCTTTATTTTTATTATATGGCCCTTCACCCAATAAACCGTTTTTCAAAATATATTGTTTTCTGGCAATACCCTGTTTTGCAAGCCGTATAGATGCGTTAAGTTTTTCTAAAGCTTGGGTTGGTGAATCTTGTTTTCCTACAATAAATTCTTTTGCTCTTTGAACTTCATTACCTGA